TGCGATTGACGAGAGCAACCCAACCCTAAGCAACATCAACTTGGGCGCGTTCAAGTATTCGTTCCTAGTGAACCTATCCAACGAGCTAATCCAAGACGCATCTGTTGACATCCGTTCGCTGATCGCTGACGCTTCGGGTCGCGCAATTGCTTACGATGCAGGAACCGGTCTAACCACTGGAACTGGCACGACCCAGCCAACGGGAATTGTCACGGCCTCCAGCCTCGGCGTTACCGGCGGCACCGGCTTAGCAGGCGCTTTTTCTGCTGACAATTTGATTGACCTTGCTTACTCTGTCGAAGGTGGCAGCCGCGCAGGTTATGGCTACATGATGAACGCAAAGAGCATCGGTCTACTTCGCAAGCTGAAGGACACCGCAGGCAACTATGTGTTCCAGCCTGGTGTTGGCGCAGACGCTCGCGACCTGCTATTGGGTCAGACCGTTTACGAGAACCCAGCGATGGCAAACACCGGCACTTCTGCCAAGTCCGTTGTATACGGAAAGCTTGATGACTTCATTGTTCGTCAGGCTGGCGGTATCCAGGTTGCAACCTCAACCGACTACGCCTTCAACACCGATGTCACCACGTTTAGGGTTCAATGGCGCGGAGACTCGAACCTTGGTGCAACTGGTTCGGTTAAGCACTTTATTGGTGGGGCAAGCTAACCAATAGAACAGCTGAAAACCCCCTACTGAAGTCCAGGTCAGTAGGGGGTTTTCTTTTGCCTCTTCCACTCCATCACAAACTTAGAGTGTTTGGTTTGATTGCACTTGGCACAGGCTGGGGCCAGATTACCGATTGAGTGCCTACCACCTCTAGCGAGTGGGATAACGTGATCAATGTGTTCGGACTTTTCGCCACAATAAATACAAGACTGTTTTAGAAGCTTATTGATGTCTTTGTCGGTTACTAAAAAGATTCCGGCTTGCAGCTTTCTAGCTCTTCTGCGCTCTTCTCTAGCTCTACCCTTGTCCCGATTTTGAGCATCGTAAACACGTTTTCTTTCTCTAATGGCTTCAGCATTGCGAAGGTGATACTCAGCGGAATAGGCATTGTTTCTTTCAGAATTTCTAACGCGGTATGCCTTAGCCTCGTCTGTTCTACCTCGATGGTAGTCACGCATTCTAGAGATGATTCTTTCTCTATTTGCGGAATGGTAGGCAGCATCCTTAGCAGCTCGAATCTCTCGAGTGTTTAGCCGGTATTCAAGCCAGCAACCTTTGCACCATTGCTGCAACCCATCTTTCTCGCGTGAGGCTTTAGAGAAATTAGTTTTGGGTTGAGGTTGCTTGCATCTGCCGCAAGCCTTATAATCATTCATAGTGGACTCCTTTGAAGTCTGCTCATGCCCTCGGATGTTGTTGCATCGCGAGGGTGTTTTTATTGTATCAGGCTGTATCCTGTGAACATGACTGGACTCGTAAGTATTGCCTCAAACACTGTTGGGATGCCTACTGGCTACGGACAGCAGGGCGAACTCTTAGCTCGCAGACTTCTTGCTGACGGCTACAAGGTTGCCAACTTCTCCAACTACGGACTCGAAGGTGGCATGGGTGAGATTCCCTACCCCGAAGGCGTGGTCAAACACTATCCGCGTGGACTGTCGCTGTATTCAGATGACGTAATCCCAGCGCACCACGAACACTTCACGCAGGGCAGTAAAGACCCCAGCATGATTCTCACCCTTTACGATGTCTGGGTCTATCAGAACCCACGCCTCGATGACTTCAAGATTGCCTCATGGACACCTGTGGATCACTTGACGCTTCCATCAAAGGTGCAGGCTTGGGTCAACAAGCCCAACGTCCTACCGATAGCGATGGCCCCCAACGGCAAGCGACTATTCGATGAGGCAGGGATTGAGTCAACCTACATCCCCCACGCCATTGACACCGCAATCTATAAGCCAACCCCAGAATGGCAGGGCAAGCCCATCCGAGAGTTCATGCGAACCGAGGGCAAGTTCGTTGTGGGCATGGTAGCCGCCAACAAAGCAAACGGGCAAATCCACCGGAAAGCCTTTGCGGAAAACTTGCTTGCGTTCTCAATCTTCTACAAGACACACCCTGACGCGATTCTCTACCTACACACAGAGGTCTCACGCGCTTACAACGGCTTCGACATCCTCGGACTGCTTAGACGGCTAGGCGTTCCCCCTGAAGCGGTCATCTTGCCCCACCCTTATGAATTGCGCTATAACTTCCCAGCAGAGCAGCTCGCTGCCTTTTACAGCGGTCTCGATGTTCTCTTGGCTACCTCTTATGGGGAGGGCTTTGGCGTTCCAACTGTCGAGGCTCAGGCTTGCGGTGTTCGCGTAATCGGATCGAACTGGGCGGCTACCCCTGACCTAGTGTCTGAGGACTGCTGGCTCGTTGACGGTCAAGTCTTTTGGAACGAGGCAATGGAGGCATGGTTCCAAATCCCTAAGGTGGAGTCAATCGTCAATGCCCTAGAGGATGCCTATACAGCCCCTAGAAGCCCCTCACAAGCCTCAATAGAGTTCGCCTCACAGTTTGACACCCACAAGGTTTACGAAGCCTTCTGGAAGCCTTTTCTGGCTGAACACCTGAAGCGGTAGGCTAGAGGTTATGAGTATTGTCAATGGGTATGCGACACTAGCGCAGGTCAAATCTTCTCTCAGGATTACTGATGACCTTGATGACCCGTTATTGGAGTTGGCTATCGAAGCCGCGTCACGCCAGATTGACTCACACTGTGAGCGCGTGTTCTACTCCACATCAGCCACAAGGGTCTATGCCCCGAACGATTCCTACCTTTGCGAGACGGATGACATCGTGTCAATAACTACTCTCAAGACTTCAAGCCTTGCAGACAGCACTTATGACACGACTTGGGCCACGTCAGACTACGAGCTGTTACCCCTGAACGGAATTGCCGGTGGACTTGTAATCCCCTGGAACGGTCTCAAGGCTGTCGGGGATTACCTATTCCCAATCACAACCCCAGTGCAAGAAGCCACTGTCCAGATTGTCGGAACGTTCGGTTTCGCATCCATCCCAACCGCTGTCAAACAAGCAACTGTAATTCTTGCCTCAAGACTTATGAAACGAAATGACAGCCCCCTCGGTGTAGCTGGGTTCGGTGACCTCGGTGTCGTGAGAGTGTCACGCCTTGACCCAGATGTCGAGTCGCTGCTCTCCCCCTATCGCAAAGTGAGATTCGCTTGATCAGTGACATCAGAGCAGGGCTTGCAAACAACCTTTCGGCAATCGCAGGGCTGAGAACTTACGCAGAGATTCCAGACCAACCCAACATCCCTTGCGCGATAGTCAGCCTGAACAACATTCAGTTTGACCGCTCGTTCCAGCGAGGAATGACCGAATACAACTTCACCATCACTGTTGTTGTGGGTCGCGCTGCTGAGCGCAACTCTCAGGCGAGGCTTGACTCTATGGCAAGCAACGGCGATGACAGCATCAAAACCGCTGTGGAGAATGACAAGACACTTGACGGCAGTGCCTACGATGTCCGCGTCATTTCGATGGATAACATCGGGGCGGTAAACTTGAACGATACCACCTACCTGGGGATGGACTTGTCCGTCACCGTTTACGCTGAATAAATAGGAGAAATAAATTGGCAAAGTTCGTTGCTACCGATTACGACATCACCATCGGTGCTGTTGACCTGTCCACCTCTATCGCTGCCGCGACCCTTGACCTCTCCGCTGAGGAACAAGACACCACCGCATTCGGCGCGACCTACCGCACCCGAATCGCTGGTCTCAAGGATGGCACTCTAAGCCTTGACTTCCACCAGGACTTTGGTGCTGCCTCAGTTGACGCAACCTTGTTCCCTCTTCTGGGTTCCGCTGTCGCTTTCACCATCAAGCCAACCTCAGGCACTGTATCCGCAACCAACCCGACCTACTCGGGAACCGCGCTAGTGACGCAGTATCAGCCCTTCGCTTCCAGCGTTGGTGACCTTGCAACCCTGTCAGTATCTTGGGCATTGTCCGGTGCTGTAACCCGAGCAACGGCCTAGTCAATGCTGAACCTGGACATAGCATTTCTTGACGGCACTTCCGCTGAGGTCTTGGCTGTTGCCTCTGACTTCGTTCGCTGGGAGGCTAAGTATGACCTTTCTGTGGCTCGATTCAATCAGGACATGAAGCTAACGCACCTGATGTTCTTGGGGTGGAGTGTTCTAAAGCGCACCAAGCAAACCGAGGTCGAGTTCGAAGAATGGGTTGACCTAGTGCAAGGTGTTACGGTAATTGACTCAAAAAAATCGAAGGGCTAGGGGAATCTAGCCTGCACTGGAAGATTGCGATTATCGCAGTCGAAACAGGTATCTCGCCTAATGAGTTGTTGTCGCTTGATCCGCGTATGTTGTTCACGATTGAGCGTTACCTAATAAGCCGCAATCAGCGTAAACAGTAAGCCCCCGAAAGGGGGTTTACTTCTTGGCGGTAAACTTGAGGAGATTGGAGTCTGATGTTCAAAATTGAGATTGACAAACACAGTAATAGTCAGTTCAGCATCACAGACTTCAAGGCGATTCGCAGAGAGCTTGCAAAGATTGAGCCAAGCCTTAGACGCGACCTTGACCGCGAAATCAGAAAGATTGCCAAGCCAGCGATTGACGCAGTGAAAGCTGCAATCCCAACATCAGGGCCGCTCTCAGGAATGAACAACCACAACGGGCGCACAGCTTGGCGAGCAACCAACCCAACGCAGATGAAGATTTACAAACCGCGCAAGGGGTCACCAGGCAAGCTCAGTGTCACGCTAGTCGGAATCCGCGTCATGTCGGCTGCAACTTCAATAGCTGACATTGCAGGGCGGTCAGGTAGCCGATTCGGTGGCAACGGTAAGACCCGAAGCTACAACTGGCGAGGCACAAGCCGCACTCACTCAATCTCACCGGCATCAGGCGCAAAGTTCTCAAGCAACCTGACCTCATCTCTAGCGAGCAAAGCCTTCCGCATTTCATTCCCGAATGTGGACAAGCATCTGGGGCAGATTGAGCGAGAGATTGAAAAGGTCTTGGAAAAGGCTTACAAGACACTGAACGGAAAGTTGTTCACCTAATGGCAATTAGTATTCCCCTAAAAACAGTCTTTGATGATCGTGACCTCAAGACCGCTCAAAAGAAGATTGGTGACTTTGGTGACAAGCTCGCAATCGGAATCACTGCTGCCTTCGCTGCTGGGGCTTACGCTGCTGTAAGTTTTGGTCGAGACGCTATTGCCGCTGCTGAGGCTGTTCAGATTGCAGACAACCGAATCAAGAACATTGCGGATTCGATGGGGCTTTATGGCAACGCATCAGAGCAGGTTGCTGACAGACTCATCAAGCTTGCAGAAGCTCAAGAAGGTCTGCTCGGTATTGACGCAGAACTTATCAAGGCAGGTCAGGCACAACTTCTAACCTTCAAAGACCTCGCCTCAAGTGCTGATGAAGTAGGCGGTGCGTTTGACAGAGCCACAATCGCCTCAGCAGACCTCGCTGCCGCTGGGTTCGGGTCTATTGACTCAGCCTCAATCATGCTGGGTAAGGCACTGCAAGACCCAATCAAGGGTCTGACAGCTCTGGGTCGTGCTGGTGTCACGTTTACCGCAGCAGAGAAGGAACTCATCAAGACTCTTGTCAAGTCTGGCAAGGCTTTTGAGGCTCAAGAGATAATTCTGAAGGCTGTGGAGACTCAGGTCG